AGACAAGCCGTGGACTCGCCACGTCGCCGAACGGGACGCCTTCGTATTCCGACGTATTCACCGTAACCACGGGCCGGTGCATGCCGGTTGACGACATGGCAATTCCGATTGCACCGGGGTTGAACGGATCACGCAAATGTCCCTTGCGGACATTGACCGCAAGCGAGACAGTGACAGGATTGCTGGCCATTGGGATTGCCTCAAATTAAAGTGGAGCCTTGGAATTGGGAGGGGAGCGTCAATTCCGCGAACGTACGCTCTCGGTAGTGTCGCTTCTGAAGATAGACCGCCTGAGTGGTGGAGGGCTTGGTTGTGTAGGGACCGAGCAAGGTCGACCCGCTCGCTGTCGCCGTCGTTGCGAAGCCGGGATTGCAATTAAGGGGCCGCCCCTTTCCGTCAAGCTTGCCAATGTACGGCTGCCCGTCATGCCGAAACGGCCTGACCGGAGCCGTGCTCGATGTGCTCGTGCGGTAGTATGGTCCCTCATCCAGATATCGGAGGTCCCAGCCTTCAAGCCGAAACTGGAACTTATACCTGATCGGAAAATACCAAACGGACTCCCCTTCGACGATTTCGACCTTCGGCCCGTCACACGTCGGCGGTTTCAGTTTGACCTGTCGCGGCTCCGCGCCTTGGAAGTCATCCTCGTTGACGACGTTCGCCCAACTCATCGCCCAGCCGGCCGAGAAAGCATCTTCGTTTCGCACTACCGTAAGCACGCCGTCCGCACGATCAACCATCGGCTGGTTCGGCACCGGATGGCCAAGACTGTTGCGGTAAGGCTGCTTGTAAGGGGCCGTAGTGTCAGCATTGATCGTGATCGTCGACTTGAGCGTACCGACCGCGGGGACCACCGTCTCGTCGAATCGAAAATCCATCTCCGGAGCACGGAGAAACGGGTCTTGCTCCTGTTGCGTCCGCGTAATGGTCCGGTAGACAATCTCCACTTCCCAGACCTTGCCCGACTTGGCCAATTGGCTCGGGGTACGACCCACGCAGACCGCCGTTTCATCAATTTCCGTCTCGGTCTGGTAGATATCTCCCCGCCGTGGCAGATCGGGAGCGTTCAGGACGATCACGCTTCCATCGTGCACGTTGTCGGTCTGGACGACGTAGACACGGATATACTCCATGAGGCCATCTTCGTCTTCGACGGCCCTCCTGCGATCCTTCCGTTCTGTCGCTTCACCGACGATGCTCATGGTCCCCTCGGTGGTCCGGCGGGTTGATTGCGTTCGACACGGCGAAGAATCCCGACCTGTTCCCGTGTTGCCTGGATCAGCTCGGCGAGCTGTTGGTGCGTTTGGGTGTCTGCCACCGTCTGCAATGCGCCGTACCGCGGCGGGGCGGGCAACGTGCCAGATGCCCCCGTACCCAACGGCTGGGGAGACGCCGGTGGAGAAAAGGCTTGGGCGAACTGCACCGCGGTTGGGATGTTCAGTTGAGGTGCTGTCGGCGGCTTCGGGCGCAGCCTGTCAGATAGCCCCGAATAGAACGTCTCTACTTGGCGGCGGAACGCATCCGCTGTCCCTTGCATAGCCCCACCCCAATCGAGCGGAGTGGCCAACTCCCGCTTGGTTTCGAGCGCGTCATCCAGTCCCTTTTGCAGCCGCTCAATCGCCTGCATCGCGATATCTGCATCCAGGAAACCGCGGTTGACTGCCTCGCCGATCCGGTCTACCTGTTCCTGCGCTTGTTCCAGGGGCGTCTTCACATCCATCTCGACAGACTTTGCGAAGTCTTTCAAAGCCTTGTCGTCTTGCAAGCCACGTAGCTTGCCCTGGAGCGCGTCGACATTTTGGAGCACCGGGTCGAGAAACCCCATCTGTTCAAGTCGCCATCGCTGCTTTTCCATCGCATCCATGCCAAACGTCGCGACTTGGTCCTGCAATGACGCCTCAGCCTTTTCGAGTGCGTCCATAGCCGGGCTAATCGACGCGAACGGATCGAACGATCCGAGATCGGCTTGCAGCGTTTGAAAGATGTCCTTGGAGTCCTCAGTCACCCGTTCCAGCTCATCGCTGAGTCCGGCCGCTGCCTCTTCGGCCGCACGCATCCCGGCCCCCATCCGCTCGGATGCTTCCCCCGCCTTCCTCTGGGCTGCACGGTTTTCCTCGGCCTTCTCGAATAGCCGTCCCAGCGATTGCAAAAACCCAGTTGTGTCCAACGGGTTTTGCATTGCGGGTGCGACCACGTCCCATACTTCCCCCAGCCACTTCGGCGGCTTCATTGCAGCCATTCCAGAACCGAAACGGTCCAGTTGTACCTGTGCCGCCGCGAGTTCTGTCGTGATGCTCTCGATGGGGCGAATGATGTCGTTGAACGCTTCGCCCGTCTCTTCCAGCCAGCCGCCTACGCCCACTTGTGTGAGTGTCTTCAGTCCGACGGTGATCTTCGAAATCATCTTGTCGAACTCGGGCATATTCTTTTCGGCGACTTCGCGGGTGATGCCGCTTGCGTCACGAAGGGCCGCTTCATACCCGCGGATCTTCTCACTCGCCCCCAACAACATTGCCGCCGCGTCGGCCGTCTTCTTGGTAAACCCAAGCTCCATAATCGCCGCGGTTTTGCCAGCGTCCGAGAGCTTGCCAAGCGATCGCTCCATATCACCGATCACGTCGGCCAGATTGCGCACCTCGCCCTGGGAATCGTACACCGCAATCCGGTGCCGCTCGAAAGCACTGGCGTTCTGGAGAGCATTGACGCGCATCCCCACAAGGATTCGCGACAGGGCCGTGCCGGCTTCCTCTGCCTTGGTCCCCTGGTCGGCCATCGCGGCCAGAACGGCCGTCACTTCCTCAACATCCTTGCCGAGCATGCGCGCAGCCGCCCCCGCTTTACTCGTGAGGGCAAGCGAGAATTGCTCGACGGAGGCGTTCGCTAGCGTGTTTGCCTTGACCAGTACGTCCGTCACGCGGGTCAGATTACGCTGATTCCGCTCGGCGTTCTTCACCGTCAAGCCAAGGGCCGATTGCGCATCAGTCGCCAGATCGGTCGCCCGCGCAAGGTCGAACATCCCAGCCTGAGCAAACGCAGTCACCTGCCCCAGCGCAGCCATCGACTGTTCGGCGTTGAACCCGGCCGATGCCAGATAGAAGTAGCCCTTGGCCGTCTCCGTCGGATCGAACTTGCTTCCGTAGGCGGCTTGCCGAGCCGTCGCCCGCATGGCGGCCTCGGTCTGTTGGCTGAGGTCGCCCATGATGGCCGTTGACTGGGCCATCGCGCGGTTGAACTCGTTGGCCTCCGTGACGGCTGCGCGAATCAGACGAACGGCAGCGTAAGCTCCCGCTGCCGCGGAACCAAACCCCACCAGACTACGCGCGGCCTGGCCTAGTTTGGCCTGAAAGGTGACGGCGTGCTGCGAAGAAGACAGCAGCCCTTGGGAAAAGGTCTTGGTGGCTTGCCGGCCGCGAGCGAATCCTCTTTCGAGCCGCGTCGTTGACGCGCTGAGGAGAATGTCAATCTTCAGGGCGGCCTTGTTGAATGCCACGGTGCGATGCCTTCCAATCCTGAAACGCAGTCCAGGCGGTATCCCCGCCTATCGGCTGCGGTTCAAAGTGCGGTTGAAAGTCTGTCGCTTCCGCGGGTGGATCGGGTGCGCGCCAGGAATGGTTGACCAGCTCACGGCAGAGAATGCTCAGCAACCGTTCAATGTGCGGCGGCCCAAATCCTTCGACTCGCTCATAAGCCAACCAGTCTGCGATATCTGTCGCGTCTAATCGCCGAGCCAGTTGCCTGGGGTGGACGCATCCTCCGAGTCCAGCGAGGCAGAGCCGGAAGAGGAGTCTTTGAACTGGCCGCCCTCGGAGTTTTTTGCCCGGTCCTCGATCGACTCTTCCGTCAACCCGTTCAGCGTGCAAATCCTGTCGATCAGGTCGTCGATCACGGCCGCATTGCGGGCAAGCACTTGCGAGCGATCCTTGTCGGTAAACAGGGGCCGCCCCTGTTCGTCGACGACACTCACCAAGAGCATCGCCCACCGCCATCCCGCCGGATCTTTCTGGGCGGGCCGGCTTCCGTCAGGCCGTGGCGTCCACTTTTTCTCCACTTCCGCCCGCTGCTCACCGTCGAGGGGCCGGAGAAACACCACAGCCCCCTCGCCGTACAACTCTTCGGGCAATTCAAACGGCTCGATGGGCCGATCATTGGCTCCGAAAAACGCCTCTTTGGTCAACGCTTTCCGCGTGCTCATCGCTACTCCTTTCGTCATGCCGTACTGAGTCCGACCGCGCTGGTCGGCTGAATCGCGAACGCTCGATTGATGCGACCCGTCCGGTCGAAACTTTCGATTCCCGCGTTCGAGATAAATCCCTTGACGCACTCATCGACGTTGCCCGTCGAACCCATCGGGCGCAACCAGAGCTTGCCCTTCGTGCGGTTCTTGTGCATCGCCAACAGCTTGCGGACGCCCGCGCTGCCCTGCTTGTACCCAACCACGAACCCCGCCTCATCGGCTCCCGGCGTTCCCGGTTCGCACGTCTCGGCCGAATCGTCGATGTCCGTTGTGTCCACTTTGGGTACGGGTGCCCCGCTGCCGCCCCACGAAATCAGGTTGCCAACAGCCGTCGCACCTGTCGAACTGGTCGACGTGGTATCGGTACTGACTTTGACCGTGGTTCCGTAGCCGATGTTTTTGCCCGGCACT